GCAGAAAATGACAAGGCATGTTTAAAAGCCATAAAAAGATGTATGCCGATGGTGAAAATCGACAAGCCTATTCAGTGTACATTTTGGATATATGCTCCGAATAAACGACATGACAGAGGAAATCTTTGTTCGGCAGCAGAGAAAAGTTTTTTAGATGCGTTGCAGTTGGCGAGAGTTATTAAAAATGATGGCTGGGATGATGTTATTGACAGTGTTTTTCACACAGAGGTTGACAAAGAAAATCCAAGAGTTGTCGTGGAAATTGAGGTTTTGGAAAGGGAGTAAGAATATGAAATCAGCAAATTTAGAACAGATGATGGCTGATATGAATAATGGCACTTATGACTTGACTTGCAACGGAGAGTGTACTCAATGCGGTAATTGTTGCAGTAACTTACTTCCTATGACAGAAGATGAAATTGCAACAATACACAAGTACATAAAGAAGAACCGCATTAAGGAACACAGGCATAATTATCCGACAGCTACACCGACAATGGATATAACTTGTCCGTTTCTTAATGATGATAAGTCAAAAGAAAAATGCGAGATTTATTCAGTCAGACCAAGGATTTGCAGAGATTTTATCTGCTGTCCGAGCAAAAGACCACCGATTGATGATTGGGGTTATAAATTAAAGTGCAAGGTAATTGATGTCAGAAAGGAGTTTTTCAAATGAGAGTTATATCACAGAATGGAAAATCTGATATTCCATATGAATATTTTGTTTTTACAATAGTGGGTAATGGCAATAGTTATAGTATTATTGCAACTAAAAAT